TACGAAATCAAGACAGGTCAATCAAGGACAAAGCTCTCCCATCTTATGGATGCAGAAACCTGGCTCAATGCGAAGAAGGCCATCGAGCTTAGCTTTGCTGATAACATCTTGGAGGATGAAAAGAAAAGAAATCAGACCGAAGATTTCACCTATGCCTTTAGCCGCAGAGCTGTTACCAACTCCCTGCTGGATAAGGTAAAACCCAAACTAGCAAAAGAGAATACTGGCACCCCAATTGAGTCGCTAGAAAAGCGGCTTTCTTTAATTCAACACTAAATTTTAGGAGGAAAACACTATGAATAAAATTCTTGAACTACGTGAAAAAAGAGCAAAATCCTGGGAAGCTGCTAAAGCATTCCTGGATACCAAAAGAGGTACAGATGGAATTGTATCTGCTGAAGACACTGCAACCTATGAAAAGATGGAAGCTGATGTTGTTGCCCTTGGTAAGGAAATTGACCGTCTTGAAAAGCAGGAAGCACTGGACCGCGAGCTTTCAAAGCCACTTAATACTCCACTTACCGGAAAGCCTATCTTCCAAGGTGTGGAATCCAAAGGCGGAAGAGCTTCTGCTGAATACCAGAAAGCATTCTGGAATGCCATGAGAACCCGTTCTGGTGAAGGGCTTGATCCAGTGATTAAGAACGCACTGCAGATTGGCACTGACACGGAAGGTGGTTACCTTGTACCAGATGAGTTCGAGCGTACCCTCATTGAAGCCCTGGATGAAGAGAATATCTTCAGAAAGCTGGCCAACGTCATCTCCACTTCTTCTGGTGACCGTAAGATTCCTGTGGTAGCTTCCAAAGGTACTGCTTCTTGGATTGATGAAGAAGGTGCCATTCCTGAAAGCGATGATAGTTTGGGACAGGTTTCCATTGGTGCTTACAAGCTAGGTACCATGATCAAGGTGTCTGAAGAGCTTCTTAATGACAGCGTGTTTAATCTTGAGAACTATATTGCTAGAGAGTTTGCAAGACGTATTGGTAACAAGGAAGAAGATGCTTTCTTCACAGGAGATGGTTCTGGTAAGCCTACAGGTATTCTTGCTGCCACTGGTGGAGCGCAAATCGGTGTAACCGCTGCAAGTGCTACAGCTATTACCATTGATGAGGTTTTGGACCTTTTCTACTCTCTAAAGTCTCCTTACAGAAACAAGTCCGTGTTCGTTATGAACGATGCCACTATTAAGGCCATTAGAAAGCTAAAAGATGGTCAGGGTCAGTATATCTGGCAGCCTTCACTTCAGGCTGGAACACCAGATACCATTTTGAATAGACCTGTTTACACTTCATCTTACGTTCCTACCATCGCTGCATCTGCAAAGTCCATTATCTTCGGTGACTTTGGCTACTACTGGGTAGCAGATCGTCAAGGCAGAGTATTTAAGAGACTTAATGAACTCTATGCAGCTACTGGTCAAGTGGGTTTTGTTGCCACTCAGCGTGTGGATGGAAAGCTGATTCTACCTGAAGCCATCAAAGTGCTTCAGCAGAAAGCGTAATGGAGGTGCCCTATGAGTTATAACACAAAGAACTATACCGAACAGGGCGGTGAGAAAACCGTCATTGGTGGAACTCTTGAAATCAAGGAAGGGGCGGTCGTTACTGGCCTCCCTGTTCTTGATAATCAAGCCGCAAGTACTGCAGCCACAGTAGAAGATTTGGTGACGGATTTTAATGCCCTCCTCACCAAGCTTAAGGCTGCAGGGCTAATGACCTCAGACTAATGAAAGGATGGTGGCGGTATGACACTGCTGGAAAAAGTAAAAGGAAATCTTATTCTTGATCACTCTGCTGATGATGAACTCCTTGAGATGTACATTACCGCCGCCACGCGGTATGCAGAAAGTTATCAGCATCTTCCAGAGAACCACTACGTGGAAGCCGTTATGCCAGCCACCACACAGCAAGCCATCATCATGCTGTCGTCCCACTTTTATGAATCCAGGGACGGCAGCACCGGTGGTTTCTTTTCAGACAATGTGCAGGCTGGGCAGCAAGTATGGAATACAGTCAATCTCCTGCTGCGGCTTGATCGGGATTGGAAGGTGTAGTCATGAGCTTTGGAAAAATGAATACCTTTATCGATATTGTAGAAAGCGTCACCATTAAAGATTCTGAAGGATTTAAAACTGAAGTTGATAACATTGTAGCTTCTGTCAGGGCTTATCGGGAAGGTCGGCATGGTAATGAGAAATGGGCTAACAGAGCTTCCTTTTCAGAAGCCACAGACCTTTTTCGTTTTCGCTGCATCCCTGGATTAACTGTAACCACATCCATGGTGCTTATTCATAGCAATAAGAGATTTGAAATCACATCTGTTGAGGATGTGAAAGGCCGCGGTATGTACATTGAAGTGCTGGCCAAGGAGGTGGTTCCAAGTGGCTAAAGGAACCATGAAAATGCCTGATGAGTTTCTAATGAAGCTTACAAAACTTGGTGATAAGACAGATGAGATTGTCTCTAAAGTTTTAGAAGCTGGCGGAGAGGTTGTTCTTGATAAAGTAAAAGCCAACCTCAAATGTGTTATTGGGAATGAAACAAAAGAAAAAAGCCGTTCTACCGGTGAGCTGGTATCTTCACTGGGCCTCTCTCCCACCAAGCTTGATCGAAATGGAAACTTCAATGTCAAGGTTGGCTTCAATGAACCTCGTGGCGATGGAGATGCCAATGCCAAGATTGCAAATATCCTTGAATACGGTAAATCAGGTCAGCCACCTAAACCCTTCTTGAAGCCAGCAAAGTCGGCAGCTCGGAAGGCATGCATTGAAACTATGAAATCAGAACTGGATAAGGAGATTGAAAAGCTATGAGCTTACTTGCGGATTTAAACCACATACTAGCTCCCTTTGATATCCCTGTGGAGACCGGAGTATTTTCTGATACACCGCCTGATGAATATCTGGTTATTACCCCCATGTCTGATAGGCTTGATCTCTTTGCAGATAATGAGGCCTATATGATTCTTTCAGAAGCTCGGCTTTCTCTTTTCACGAAGAAGAATTATATGAAGCGCAAGAAAGAACTAACTAAAGCGCTTCAATCCGGAGGGATCACCATCACGGATAGACAGTATGTTGGTTATGAACATGATACTAAATTTCATCATTACGCCATTGACGTAATGAAAGAATATGAAACGGAGGAAGAATAAATGGCAACGATCGGATTGGACTCTCTATTTTATGCAAAAATCACAGAAGATCAAAATGGCATCGAAACCTATGGGACCCCTGAGGTACTGGCCAAAGCCATGACTGCAGAGCTGAGCATTGAGCTCATTGAAGCCATTCTTTATGCAGATGACGGTGCCAGCGAGGTGGTCAAAGAATTCAAGAGTGGTGCTTTAAGTTTAGGAATTGATGACATTGGCTCACTTGTGGCTCAGGACTTAACTGGCTGCAAAATTGACAGCAACAATGTGGTGGTTTCAAGAAGTGAAGATGGTGGTAGCCCTGTGGCAGTTGGGTTTCGTGCCAAGAAGGCCAATGGAAAATATCGCTACTTTTGGCTCTACAGGGTTATCTTCTCTGTTCCCGCCACAAGCCTTGCCACCAAAGGCGACTCCATTACTTTTAGCAGTCCCACCATAGAAGGAACCGTCTTTAGAAGAAACAAACTAGACGGAGAAAGCAAACATCCTTGGAAAGCGGAAGTTACTGAAGGAGATAATGGTGTAGCGGCATCAACAATTACAAGCTGGTTCACATCCGTTTATGAACCAGACTTCACAGCCGTAACCCCAACCATTACCATCACAACCCAGCCAGCAAGCTTAAGTGAAGTAACCGCAGGAAGCATTACTGGAAGCCTTTCTGTTGTGGCAAATTCCAACACCTCAAACCCTGTAACATATCAGTGGTATGAAAATACTATCGATAGCTCCACTGGCGGTAATATTATCAACGGTGAAACTTCTGCGAGCTTTGATATTCCAACGGATCTTCTGGCAGATACCTATTACTACTACTGTGTCTTAAGCTCTAGTGGTGCAGAAAACGTGACGACTACAGTGGCTACTGTTGTTGTTTCTTAATGGGAGGGTTAATCATGGCAGATGAAAAATTAAAGATTGACGAAGCCGCTGAAGAAAGAAGCACCACCATTGATATTGGCGGTACAGAGTTTAAGATGATTCTTACCACTAAAGCGACAAAGGAAATTGCTAAGCGCTATGGTGGTCTTGAGAATTTGGGCGATAAACTGATGAAAACTGAGAACTTTGAAATGGCACTCGAGGAGGTGGTGTGGCTCATCACCCTTCTGGCAAACCAGTCCATCCTGATCCACAATATTAGGAACAAGGATGATAGAAAAGAACTTCTCACAGAAGATGAAGTGGAGCTTCTTACCACTCCCTTTGACCTAGCTAACTACAAAAATGCCATTATGGCCAGTATGATGAAAGGCACGAAAAGGAATGTGGAGAGTGACGACTCAAAAAACGAGGTGGTCGGGTAAGTGATGATCAAGTCTTTACCCGACTTATATACTTTGGAACAGTCCATTTAAGGCGCACAGAAGATGAAGTATGGCTCATGCCCATTGGCTATTTGATGGACCTTTGGGAATGCCACAAGCAATTTACCGGAATATCGAAACCGAAACAAGAGCGCTACATCGATGAAATAATACCGGAATTTCTATAACAAAATCATTTAGAGTGGCACCTACATTGGTGTCATTTTTTATGCCCCAAAGGAGGTGAACGCTATGTCAGACTTCGGCCTGAAAATCGGTGTTGAGGGTGAAAAGGAGTTCAAGAGCTCTCTTCGAGATATCAATCAAACATTCAAGGTGCTGGGTTCTGAAATGAATCTGGTCACTTCTCAATTTGATAAGCAAGATAAATCCATCAAGGCTATCACAGCAAGAAATGAAGTCTTAAATAAAGAGATTGACGCTCAGAAAAACAAAGTATCCACCCTTGAAGCTGCACTGAAAAATGCTGCTGAGTCCTTTGGGGAGAATGACAAAAGAACAAAAGCCTGGCAGATCCAGCTAAACAATGCAAATGCAGATCTAAATAAAATGGAAAAAGAGCTGGATGACAACAACAAGGCTCTTGAAGCAGCCAGTGATGGGTTTAATGATGCTGGTAAAGAAGCTGACAAGTTTGGGGATGAAATCAAAGACTCTGCTAAAGTGGCAGATGATTCAGGTGGTAAGTTTGAGAAGCTCGGTTCAGTTATGAAAGGTGTGGCTGCGGGGATTGGTGTTGCCATGGCAGCCATTGGAACAGCAGCTGTCACGGCAGGTAAAAAGCTCTTTGATATGGCCAATGATGCCGCGGCTGCAGGGGATGAAATCGATAAGGCCAGCCAAAGAATAGGTCTTTCCAGGCAAGGTTATCAAGAGTGGGACTATGTCCTTTCCCAAAACGGTGCCAGCATTTCATCCTTAGAAAACGGAATGAAGAAACTTAATAACACCGTAGACGATGCCATCAATGGGAGTTCCTCAGCCACAGAAAAGTTTCAACGCCTAGGTATTTCCATTGCGGACCTTGAGGGTAAATCCAGAGAAGAAGTCTTTGAGATGACCATTAAAGGTCTTCAAGGCATCTCTGATGAAGGTGAAAAAGCGGCCATTGCCAATGATTTACTTGGAACGTCCTCAGTTGAGCTAGGAGCGCTTCTAAACCAGACCGCTGAAAGCACCGATGCCCTAAAGAACAAAGCTAGCGAACTGGGTCTAGTTATGAGCGATGAATCTGTTGATGCTGCGGTGAACTACACAGATGCCATGGATAACCTCACCCGCTCCTTTGCTGGGGTGAAAAACAACATCACATCCCAGCTCCTCCCTAGCTTTACCATGATTTTAGATGGTTTGACGGGCCTCATCACTGGTCAAGAAGGAGCTGCTGAGCAGTTAAAAGAAGGAGCTAGGCAGACGGTTGAACAGATTGCTGTCATCCTTCCTCAAATTCTGGATGTGGTTACTGGACTTATTGCGGCCATTGCAGAAGTTGCACCTGATTTGATTCTCGCTCTTGTCAGTGGGATTTTAGATAATCTTCCCACACTTATTGAAGCGGCAACGAATATCATCATGACCATTGTAGGTGGCCTTATCGAAGCCTTACCTCAAATTACAGACGGTGCTTTGCAGCTTGTTCTAACATTGGTGGATGGGATTATTACCAATCTTCCTGCCCTGGTGGAAGCGGCGCTAGTGATGATTGTAACTTTAGCTACTGGACTTGGAGATGCGCTGCCGGAACTTATTCCATCCATTGTAGAAGCGGTTATTCTGATCGCTACCACCTTAATCAACAATCTGGACTTGGTACTAGATGCAGCATTTCAGATTATCAGCGGCTTGGCTATGGGACTTTTAAACTCTCTGCCAACACTGATTCAGTCCTTACCTCAGATTATTAACAGCATCATTACCTTCATCACCAGTAACCTACCAAAGCTCATTGAAATGGGGGTTCAGCTGACCATTCAGCTTGGTATGGGACTTATTCGTGCCATTCCTCAGATCGTGGCTCAACTGCCTCAGATCATCATGTCTATTGTCACCGGACTAGCCCGTGGGATTCCATCCATACTAGAAGTGGGAAGAAATATCGCCAGAGGTTTATGGGACGGTATTGCATCGATGATTGGTTGGCTTGGAGAAAAAGTAAAAAACATGGTCAACGGGATCGTTGGTGGCGTTAAGAAGGTTCTTGGTATTAGATCTCCTTCAAAGGTATTTGCAGGCATTGGTTCCAACATGGGTGAAGGTATTGGAGAGGGCTTCGAAAAAGCCATGGGTGATGTGGAAAAAGATATGCAGGGCGCTATTCCTACAGACTTTGATTTGGACCTGAACTCTCAAGTAACAGGAAGTCTCGGTGGCTCTGACGGAGCAGTCTTTGATGTAACTATCCCTCTTACCATTGACGGTAATATTCTAACAAGAGTTATTGCACAACTTCAGTGGAACCAAAACACCGTCACAGTTAGAAACCTTGGTGTGGCAGGAAGTTAATAGAAAGGAGGCGGTCCCTTGATTGAAATTTACGCAGGAGCAACCATGATTCAGTCCGTTAAGAAAGTCATCAGCTCAAACATTAGAGAAACCTTAGAGGGTGAATTTACCCTCTCATTTACTGTTATGGCGAAGTCTGCATTGGCTTTGAAAACAAAGCAAATTGCAAAACTAGATAATCAGTATTTTGAACTGGTTCAAATTAGTAAATCAATTCAAGGGAGCCTGCCGGTCTGCTCTGTTCTTTGTGAGCATGTGTCTTATCTTTTAAACCATGAAATGTATCAAATAAGCAGTTTTGACTTCACGGGTGATCCTTTTGCAGGATTATCCCAGCTCCTTGCAGGCACTCCCTTTTCAGCTGGGATTGTGGATTTTACAGAGAGCGTCACGATGAAAATCAACCAGAAGATTTCAAGGCGAGCTGCTCTTATGCAGTACATTGCTATTTTGGGTGGTGAAATCCAGTACGATGGCTATAGCATTAACATTCGTAGCCATAGAGGCTCCAATGATTATGTCCCGGTGATGGGTTCAAAGAATGTTACAAACGTGGCTGTATCCCATGATTCCAGAGAGAACGCATCATCCTATGACATTTCCTTTTTCAAGTTGATGGATTTGGCTGTTGGTGATAATGTGCACATCATCTTCAATCCACTAGGGATCAATGTGAAAACCAGGATCATCTCTCTTGAGTACAATCCTTTTTACAGATTCAACATCCGTGTTGAGGTGGGAAGATACAGGCCAAGTATTTCTGACACCTTTTATCGCATAGAAAACTCTATTTCTAATGTTGGAAGCTCTGTGGATGATCTTCAAAACCAGGTCTATGACTTAGGAGTATCCTACACCATAGTAAAAACGCTGTCGGTGGTTGATAACAAGATTAACGTGACCTATGAAGTGGAAAAAGGTGATACCCACCAGTATCATGCCGAGTACAGCTTCACCACTGATTCCAGTGGCAGGATCACCAGCATCACCTTAGAAGACATTTTCTCAGAGCTTCTCCTTAAAGAAGTCTCCTCACTTTTAATTGATGCTGCAGCCTTTGAAGTAACCTATGCCGATGGCTCAACTGGAAGCTACACCTACTCCACTGATTCCAGCGGAAGAATCACCGCCATTGAGAAAGTTTAAGGAGGAAACCCATGAGCTATGATCGTAATTTTAATAACACCTTGGCCATCTGGACAGCTTTTGGTGGTAGAGGCAGCATTGTCCTTCCTATTCCTACCTTAAGCTGGACCAAGAAGTACTATAACAACTTTGGATACACCCAATACGGAAGTGAAAGACAAATTAATGTCTATGATAACGGAAACGCTCAGATAGCTGTTTATTACGCCAAAACCCCCTACATGTCATACTGGAACAAGACCACTAAACAATGGACCGTTGTCAGTGTTCCTTGGTGGAGTCATGGACAGCCAGAAATTCTTTATGCTGCGGATGGTGTCTTTATCGCAAAGATCGTGGGCCTCGCTAATATCATCGCATCCTTTGACGGGATCACTTGGCATAACGCTGGGTACTGCGCCGGAGCGCAAAATGCCATGACCTGTGGTGCTTATGATATGGACCGAGGCTCTGGTGTGGTCAGCTGGTGGTACTACAAGTCACCGGTTTATTACAGCTTTGATTCCCTGGAAGAAAGAACTGCCTGGACCTTGGTCGGCTCTGATGGAACCTCAGTCCCCATCTTTAAATACCTGACCAGGCACAAAGGATACTTTGTAGGAGTTGTTGGTGGTGACAAATCCATCGCCAGAGCAAGTACATCAAGCCCAGGAAGCTGGGTAACTACCATTCCTGAAGATGTGAATGATACAAGGTACATGTTCATCCGTTCTATCAATGGTGTGCTCTTTGTCATGAAGTTCAACTATACCAATGTAGGTGGGACCTATACCTACTATGTGAAGCTCTGTGTGATGAACGATGATGCCACAGAAATTACCGAAACCAATCTCTCCTGGGTAGGGGATCTGGCCAATAACAATATCCCAAATCCAAGAAATATCATGTGGATGCCAGATTGGGGGAAGTTCGCGCTTCTAAAAGAGAGCAGCCTTTGTGTATCCTCTGATGGGATTACCTGGGAATGCTTACATCAGCCAGGGTTCACAACTTCCCAATACGATACCTTTGACGGTGCCATGTACATTCCCGGAGATGGCTTCTATGCCAAAGCCAGCGGATATGTTTACTATGCACCTTACTAATTGAAGCCCTTTATTATCAGATTATGACGCCTTTAACCGGGCGTCTTTTTATATATAAATCTACATGAAAGCGAGGAAAAACAATGAGAGATATTTGGACTTATATTCAACTTGCTATTGCTGGCCTTGGCGGTTGGCTTGGCTGGTTTCTCGGAGGTTACGATGGATTTTTATATGCCCTGATTGCCTTTGTTGTCATTGATTATCTGCTTGGTGTCATGTGCGCCATAATCGAGAAGCATTTATCCAGTGACGTGGGCGCTCGGGGCATTTTCAAGAAAGTCGTTATTTTTTCATTGGTTGGCATTGCCCACATCATTGATCAGAACATTATCGGAGATGGTGGTGTAATCAGAACAGCAGTGATCTTCTTCTACCTATCCAATGAAGGAATCAGCATTATTGAGAATGCCACAAGACTAGGACTGCCTATTCCAGAAAAGCTCCGCGATGTTTTGGAACAACTTAAAGACGGTGGAGATAAAGATGGAACAAAGTAATAAATGATTTTGCCATTTGAGCATTCTTTGCATATGTAAGTTATGGAGGTGTTCAAATGGTATTTATTCATTGTAGCTATTGCGAAGAACCATTATGCGTCATCAATTACAA